AGACAGCGCAGTATTAAATACAGGTAATACCCGTATAGCCTCTTCTACTGACCCAAACCTTAAGAATTTCGGGGATGCGGTGGATTGGCCTGGGGTACCACAAGAAGGTGGTAGTAGTACACATTTATTAACAGCGAGAATAGTAGCGATTAACTACAATGTGTTAAGAATAATGAGTGGAATGGGAGGGTTGGCGTATTCTAATTAAAATATTTTATTTTATTTTACTTTAATTTTATTTTTAAAGGAACTACCGATGCGTAAATTAACGGATATAGAATATGAAGCAGAGACCAGACTATTAGAGGCGAAATACCTTAAGGTTATTCGTGGGAAATAAATAAATAAATTAATAAATTGAATATAAATATATCTATTTTTTATTACAAATAAAGATAAGTAAGTAATAATGTCAAAAGCAGTTATGCCGATTATTAAAAAAAAAATTGGAGATGAAATTTGGGAACATATTATTAAATCTAATAATATAGATTTAACAAAACCTTATCAATTAATATCATCAGAACTTATTAAAAAAAGTAAAAAATCTTGGGTAGGTAAACAAAATCAATTTGAACCAAGATTATTGTGTAAAATGGATATGAGTAATTTAAGACCGAATATATTTAAAATTAATAATATTTGTATTATTTCTATAAAAAATGGAATTTATGCATTAACCAAAGAGAATATTTATATACCATTACAAAAATATAGTTGTGTACCTAAAATTATAACTAACAATACTGATAGTTTAATATTAGAGATAGGGGATAGCGAAATTAGTATGTTAGATAAGTTATATTATAATAACATAATATCTAATATAATAGGGGAAGATATAAAATATGGACCCCTTTTAGGAGGGAGGCACCGATGTAATTTTGATACTATTCTTGGTTCTACTAATATAAAAATAGAAGGTTCTCAATATGAAACGGATGGATGCTATGAAACTGAAAATTTTGTTTGTATTATTGAAGCTAAATCAATTGAATGTAACGATTTTAATATTAGACAATTATACTATCCATACAGAGAAGTATATAAAAAGGTAGGTAATAAAAAACAGATCATATGTTTGTTTATTTGTAAAGACAAAAAAAACACTATAATTATTCATAAATTTAAATGGATTAATCCTCTAAAAATGTTAGATATATTACATTTATGTTGCTATAAATATACCTTTAACAATTAAAAATCAAAACTTCCGTTGTTTTAGACCCTGGATTTTTAGAATTAATAGCCCTTCTTGCTTCGATATCGAGTATTTCATAGTCTTTAAAACTCTTAGTAACCATATCAACCTTGGCATTACTCATCATAAATAGTATTCCAGTATCATCTAAATTTTTTGTTTTTTCAAATAGGTCTTTATGATTTTCTTCAGTAAATCCATCCGCAACATACCCTACAAATGATGTATTATTCTCTGGTGCATAAGGAGGGTCCAAATATACGAAATCACCTTCAATAGGTGATTGGATTGATTCGACAAATCCTTTATTGGTAAATTCTACATCCTTAATAAGTTCGCTAACAGTATAAAGGGTTTCCTTTGTAATTACAGTAGGAGTCTTCTTATAATTACCATAGGGGATATTAAATCCGTTGGGTCCTTCACGATACATTCCTCGGAAACATATTTTATTAATAATCAGAAATAATGCTGATACTTCAATCATTCTATCATCTCTATCTTTAATATTATTAAACAATGTTCTTAGCCAATAATAATAACTTTCTTTGCTTTTAATAGCTTCTTCATAAATATCTGTATTTCTTTCTTCCTTTTTACATTTATTTGTTTCAATACTATCATAAACATCCATATAGTTTTGTATAAAATCATATAGTTCATCTTTATCGGTCTGTATGTGTTTATATAAATTTATAAGATATGGATTAATATCATAGGCATATATTTTATCTCTAATTGTAATTTTATTCTGTTTTTGTAACGATAATATTGCAAGTAATACACTGCCGCCACCAAGAAACAATTCATGATAATTTTCCATCTCAGTAGGAATTTTAGATAAAATCTTATCAATCATTTGCGTTTTCCCACCGACCCATTTCAAAAAAGGTTTTTGTAGTTGTGTCATTTTGTGCTATTATTATAATTTATATTATAAATCAATTTTGTATTTAAATAAAAAGGAGGATTTATTTATAAAATTGTAGATAGAGTGCACTAACAGACATTATACCATAAAAAAGAGGAATCATATCAATTACAGTATTATTCGGGTCTTCGCCTAGAGATATTTTTTTATTAATGTAAATATATTGAAATATATTTACTATTATCATAATTAGTCCAAACATAGCAATCCATTTGTGTTTGAATGTCCCGGCAATACTAGCAATACCTAATCCGGTTCTCATATATGCGAGGTATGTTCGTTGATTAGCGAGTTTTGTACTAAATTCAGGAGAAATCATATACTATTTAAGAATATTTAAAAATAATTAAGTTGGTGGTTTTAAATAATTAAAAAAAGTTGTAGACATCCACATACTAATTGTAATCCACATATTTTTTATAATTGTTCTAGAATTTATTTGTACCCAATCTATACCCTGGCATTGTGGAGATATAACCATAAAAGGTGATTTCAAAAACCCAATAATATTTTTTGGAGTACAAAAATAAATATAGGCATGAGAACTAGCATAATGAACCATTATCCAAAAAAAATATAACTTACTATAAGACCAACCAATTGAAAACAACAACTTGGCGGCCTGTATAAAAGATGATTCAGCCAACATTAATAAATTTTATAATTAAACTTTAAATAAATTGATAGATAAACATAATAATAGCTATACCTGTTACAATATAAACAGCTTTACTGCTATTATATAGTTTTCTAAACACCTGTCTATTTTGTAGAGAGCATTCCAGTTCTTTGAGTTCATCCATTGTTAGAAAACTACCCATGTTGATTGTATTTATTTGTAAATAAATATAATTATTCAATTTTTTATAAAAAAAATAATAATATTATTATATATGTCTTTAAAAGTTAAACTTGAAAATAAAGATGGAATTATAGAAAAAAAAAAGGGTTTAGATGTAAACAAAGGTGTATGTGTCTTTCCTTTTGTCCATAAAGATGTAGAATATAATGAATGTTTTAAAGGTGCTAAGGGGAACTGGTGTGCAACTGAAGTAAATCCTAAAACAAACAAAATTCGCAAATGGGCATATTGTGATCCAGACCCCAAAAATAACAGCTACTCTAATTATCTTAATAAACTTATAGAAGATAAATTTGAAGAACATAAAAAATCAAAAGAAACCAAACCTAAAAAAAAACTAATACTTAAAACTAAAAAAAATCCAGCTGCTAAGAAGGCGGCGCCATCTAAAAAGGCAGCGGCCAAGAAGGATTCGCCTAAAAAGGCGACACCACCAGTGGTTAAAAAAACAAAGAAGCTACAGATAGTGAGAAAGTTTGACCCTCTTAAAGTAAATCCTGACTGGTTGGTTAGTGCTCCTAAACTAACGAAACCTACCAAATATGTGTTAAATAACAAAAAATCATTTATTAATTGGTTTGATTCAACCTATGGTGATTATCGTGTTAAAAAAGATAGCCAATTCGTAAAGGGTGTGAAATTTGATTATTTTAATCACCAAAAAATTATTAGAGACTATATTAACCATAATTCTCCTTTCAGAGGACTTCTATTGTATCATGGATTAGGTGTGGGTAAAACCTGTGGTTCTATTGCAATTGCTGAAGGATTTAGAACTCATAAAAAGGTGGTGGTTCTTCTTAACAAATCTTTGAGTCAGAATTTTAGAGATAACTTGAAATTTTGTGGGTTTGATTATTTCAGAATAAATCAGCATTGGTTTTTCCATAAATTTGAAGGAAAAGATGACAATATGAAAAAATATGCTCAAAATCTTGGTATTACAATTAAACAGGATTTAAAAGGTGCCTGGTTCATTGATTTTAAAAAGGAACCAAATTATGGTTCTTTAACAAAGGACCAGAAAGCACAGGTAGATAGACAGATAGAAGAACTGATAGATAAAAGGTATACATTTGTAAATATGGATGGATTAAACGAAAAAAAATTAATTCGTATGGAAAAGGACCATGCTTTTGATGACTGTGTGCTAGTTGTTGATGAAGTCCATAATCTTACAAATGCTATGTCTAAGGGCAGTCCTGGTAAGAGGGCTACTTATCTTGAAAAAATAATTATGGATGCTAAAAACGTAAATCTTGTATTCCTTTCAGGAACACCTATGATTAACAATTTATTTGAAACAGCCAAATTATTTAATCTTCTAAGAGGATATATCTATAGTTATGAGATTAGCGCTTCTGCTGAAACAAACTGGGAAACGATTGAAAGCACCCTATCGACTTCTAAAATAATTGACCAGTATTTTATTGACAAACGTAATAAAAAAATAACACTAACCAGAGTTCCATCTGAATTTGTAAAGGCAAATGGGGGTATAGTAAAAAGGGAGGGTGATAATATTTATACAGATAAAGAATTTAAAGAACACCTAAATTCTTTTATTACAACAACTGAGATTGTTGTTAGAAAATTTACAGCTTTCCCCAATAAAGAAGAAGATTTTATGAAAATCTTTTTTGATAATAGTAAAAACGAATTTAAAAATCTAGAATTATTTAAATCTAGAATACTTGGTCTTGTTTCATATTACAGAACACAGGATAAAGGACTAATTCCAGATGTAACTAAAAATGAAGAGATAAAGGTTCCTATGAGTGAATACCAGTTTATGAAATATGCCAAAATAAGAAAGGAAGAAATAGAGAATGATAAACAGAGAAGTAAAAATAAGAAAAAGAAGCCAAAGAAGGACGGAGAAATATTTGAAATTAAGTCTAGTTATAGGGCATATTCCCGTATGCATTGTTCATTTGTGTTCCCAGATTCTATACCTAGACCTTATCCAATAAATGAAAAGGGTGAGATTGATGCCCAGGTAGAAAAAGATTTTAATGATCTAACTGATGCTGAAAAAAAGGAAAAAGATAAGAAAGAGAAGAAAGAAAAGAAAGAAAAGTCTAAAACATATGAAGAAAATAAAACTAAGGCATTAGAAGAATTAGATGCCAAAAAATTAGAATATCTTACGACTGAACCAGATAAATTAGAAAAGTATTCCCCAAAATATAATACTATTTTAGAGTCTATAAAAAAGAATAAGGGTACATCATTTATTTATACCGAATATAAAACATTAGAAGGTATTGCGACTCTTTCTATAGTTCTAAAGGCAAATGGTTATGCACCATTTTTACTAACAAAAAATAGTGCTGGGGAATATATTCAGGAATATGAAAATCCAGAAGATGTTAAAAAACCTAAGTTTGCTTTCTGGGGTGGTGGTAAACCAGAGGAGAGTGAAATATTAAGAAAGGTGTATAATAATGAGTTTGAAGATTTGCCTAAATCATTAAAGGAACAGTTGGAAAAAACTTCTAAAACAAATCTTAGAGGAGAAAGTATAGAACTGTTACTAACTACAAAAACAGGGGCAGAAGGTATTGATTTGAAAAATGTTAGACAGGTCCATATTGTTGAACCATACTGGAACCCTGTGCGTATTAAACAGATTAAAGGTCGTGCTGTTCGTGTTGGATCACACATTCAACTTCCTAAAAAGGAAAGAAATGTTGAGATATTTTTATATCTTTCAACAATAACAGATGCGATGAAGAAAACCGATAAGGTTATTCAGATGGATAAGGGTGGTGCCACTTCTGATGAGGTTTTATATGAATTATCTCAAAAGAAATTAGCTGTTATGGAAACACTTCTTCAGCTAATTAAAGAAGCTTCTATTGACTGTAGTTTAAATTACAACGATACTTACAGTCCAGACCAGCCATTTACATGCCTAAGTTATGGAACATCACTAGATAGTTCTTACTCTTATATTCCAGATGTTACAAAGCAGACAGAAGATAAAGATTTGAAAAGAAAAATATTAAAAACATCATGGAAACCAGAAATAGTTTCACTTAAAATCAAGGGGGTTAAAACTAAATTTGCATTAAGACCAGCACCAGATGGCGAACCCAAATTAATTTATGATTTTAATGTATTAAAAGAAAGTGGTAGACCAGGCGAACCGATTGGTGAAATTAAAATAAAGGCTGGTAAAAAAATTGTAAAATTTTATAAGAAAACTACATAGGTGGTGGTTTTAACATAAGACGTAGAGAACAACGCGCAGTAGATCTAGTCGGATGGAGATACGACCAGGTATTATGTCCTGTCTCTGGGTCTGTAGTTGGGTCCATAAACGTTCCCATAAGGTCTATTCTTAATTCCTCTATTATTCCTCCTTCTCTAAATGTACCAATATAACCACTTTTGGGTTTAACGGTATAAGTATCTTGACCTGAACCATAAGTAGCTATAGTTGCTCCAACCGCAGCTGCTTGTCCATCAGCAGTTTCAGAAACAAATTTATCGAATTCTTGATTACCAAAACCATCGTTAGGTATAACAATTGTTGAAAGATTACCAAGTGACCTGGTATTAGAATATGATTTCAATGATTCGAATTTCCCCCCTTTAATACTAAAAACGAATGATTCAATATCTTCTAGGTCTTTACGAGTTTTATTAGATGTTCTGTCAATAAGACCAAAATGGTTTATAGTAAAATATTCTAATATAATTTCTGTGCCTGGGGGATAGTGTATAGAATCGTGGAACCTTACTACAAAATCACGGATATCAAACTCATGTGATTCAATAGTAATATTATCTACATTAAATAACGACTCAGACCTAGGATATTCTTCGTCCTTTACAATATCTATAGTAACAATCGTTTTGTGTATAATAGTGTTATCTGTAACTTGGTATTGATTTGTAAATTTGTCCGGATTAACCTGACTTTTTAATTCTTTTAGTTCATCTCTTAAAAGTTGGAGTTCAAGATTATTTGTTTTAGAATCATCATTTAAAGTATTAAATCCTTTATCTGATACATTATTATCATTATTACTATTCGGAAGTACACCTAATGTGTTATCATCATGAGAGACATCAATATCTTGTAAAAGGTTTTCATCAGAATTACTATATTCGCCGGTGTTCATTTCAGTTAAGAAATTATCATTATCTTTAGTATTAAACTTTTCAATTGGTTCCATAATATTCGAACTGTTGTAGTCTTCAAGGTAAGATTGTAACTCATTTGATGTGGTTTTTTGTGCAGCTTTAGAACTTTCTGGAATCATTCTATCCATACTTAAGTTAGGTGAAAAGGATTGGTCAAAGGTTTTAGTATTTTGTATTTTGCCAATAAGAAATGGGCAAATTGTTTGTATAGCGACGGTATTTAATTCATTTAAATTAAGACCATCTTTTTTAGATATTTTGAAGATAAGTTTATAAATTACATCTTTATATTTTGTTTTTTTATCTATATTATAGCTAATTTGACTATATATTCTTTCCTGAATTGATTTATATAAACTATCAACATTGGATTTTAATAAAAACGGAGTATTCATTTAAATTATTATTATAAAAAAAAAGGAAGAAAAAAACTATATTATCTAGGCGGTATAAGATTTAGTCGAATAATACATTGTGCGTCTACATCCCAAGGATATAAGTATGTCCATGTGGAAAATCCATTTTCTGGGGTAGTATCATTGTCTATAAATGTTCCTAATAAATCTACGTGTAAACTATCAATAATACCTCCTTCTTTTAATGTGCCTATATAATGGTCTTGTGTAGTAAAATTATAGGTAAATTGGTCATTTAATGCTTGTGCTTGCGCTAAAGTAAAAACAGTTTCGGTTTCACCATATTTATTATTTTGAACAATAATTGTAGCATTATCTGTAAAATTATTCTGATTAGAAAACTTTTTTATATGTTCAAATTTACCACCTCTTATTCTAACAATAAAATTACTAAAATCTTCACCTTTTATAGCGTCAGTAGTAGTCGTATTAGTAGATGATCTAGGGTATCCCTGAAATTTGTGTATAGTAAATGAATCCAGCCAAACTTCTGTATTTGCAGGATAAAATAAACTATCATTCAGTTTTATATTATAATCTCTTATATTAGATATTTTTGTCTGTATATAGTTACCTACATCTGCTGCTGCT